TGTCCCGGCGCTCTTATGCTCAACATTCATCAGTTTTGTCAATTTTTGATACAACTGATCTGCCTGAACACCATTTGCACGTGCAGAATCTACATTTTTCTGATTTTCTTTATGTAAGCTCTTGATCGATGCTGCCATCTCTTCTTGTTTCTTTTTGAGTTTTGTACAAGAAGAATAGTATCGATCTGCTTCTGTAACCGCTTTTTTCTGTGTCAAAGCATATGCTGCGACTCCTGCTGCTAATGCTCCAACCGCAACAACTCCAATTCCAACCGGGCCACCTAAAGCTGTGCAAACTGTTTTGAAGGCTGCTGTTGCAGTTGTAGCTGAGATTGTCTTTCCGGTAAATAACTGGATTGCTGTTCCTAATATCTGAACACCTGTACTTGCACCTTCTGTAGCTGCAGATACGGTTCTAAACGCAGTTACTACTGTTGTTACTGCTTTGTATCCTTTAAAAACTGTAAGTAAGCTAGTAGCAACAGGTAAAGCTACTTCCATGTTATTGCCAACAAGTTTCGCAGCTGCTCCTAATACCTTTAATCCACCGCCACCAACTGCTTTTGCTACTGTTCCAAGATTTTCAACGGTATTTATAGCTTCTTCAGGAACAATTTTTTTAATTCCACCCTTTTTCAATTTGCTAGATAGGATTCTTAATTGCTTTGTCCCAACACCAACGGCTTTTGTTAAAGGTGTCTTAATATCTTCATAGATACCAATTCCCACCGCTTCTGCTGCCGACCCAAGATCATACAATGCTCCTTGCAGATTATTGTTCATGATATCTGCCTGTTTCTTAGCTGCGCCGGAAGAATTATCAATTGCCTTTTGCAGTTTATTGAAATCGGAATCAGATGCATTAACGATTGCCAACAGACCAGACATTGCTTCCTGTCCTGCAATAGCTGCAGCATACTGGGATTTCTGGCTGTCTGTTAATCCAGAGAACTTTTCTCTTAATTCCGCCATCGTCTGTCTCATTGGCTTCATGGATCCATCAGCTTTTGTTGTACTGATACCCAAAGCACTCAATGCTGCTGCTGCATCTTTTGGCGGTTTTACAAGTCGTGTCAGGATAGATCTTAACTCTGTACCTGCCTGTGATCCCTTGATTCCGGCATTTGCCATCAGTCCAATTGCTGTAGCTGTATCTTCGATACTGTACTTCATAGACCCAGCCAGAGGGGCAACATACTTAAATGTTTCTCCCATCATTGCAACATTGGTGTTAGAACTACTCGATGCTTTAGCCAGTACATCTGCAAAATGTCCGGAGTCCTTTGCTTTCAGTCCAAACGCAGTCATGGAGTCTGTCACAATGTCGGATACTGTTCCCAGGTCTTCTCCGGAAGCTGCAGCTAAATTCATAACACCAGACAATCCAGAAACCATCTGATTTGTTTTCCATCCTGCCATAGCCATGTACTTAAGTGCTGTAGCTGACTCTGTAGCAGAGAACTTCGTTGTAGCTCCCATCTGCTTTGCTTTTGCAGATAGCTTTTCCAGGTCTTTTCCAGATGCTCCGGAGATCGCCTGGACCTCGCTCATTCCTGCTTCAAAAGACTTGCCTACATCGATCGTCTTTTTTGCGGCCGCCACAGATGCAACTCCAATTACTGCTGCAGATTTTTTCATCAATCCGGCCATCTTTGATGTTGCACTCTCTGTACTTGCTACTGTACTTTGATTAGATTCTTCCCAAGACTTTTTTGCGCCATCTGCACTTTCTTTTGCAGTATCCTTTACCTTTTTATGAGACTGCTGCATCTTCGTAGATGCGGATTCTGTTCCTTTTGCTGCTGAATCAGCTCCTTGTTTGGCTGCCTGTCCTGCTTTCGATGCTGAATCCTTTGCACTCTTTTCTACTTGTTTTCCGGTTTTCTCTGCTGACTTAGCAACTTCTTCTACACTCTTTTGTGCCTGATCAGAAGCTTTATCTATCTCCTGTGCTGTACTCTTAGAAGAAGACTCAACTTCTTTCTTAAGATCGTTTAATCCTTTTTCTGCACCAGAATTATCCAGTTTGGTTTCTATTGTAACTGTACCATCTGCCATGTCTTCACCTCGTCAAATAACTAAAATTCTAAAGTTTCTAAGCTATTTGACGTCCTGGGTGCTCAACCTGCAGATCCAAGCTCTCGCCTGTTCGCTTCTCTTATCACAATATTCCTGACAGATCACCGCCATTTAGCAGTATCTGTGTTATCTCATCCTGCCTCTTCTTTTCTTCTTTGCTTATCTCATCCGGAAGTGCATAGATTTTTTGCATCTCCCTTATCCTTTTTCTCTGTTCTTTGTCAAAATTCTTTAACTCTGCCCCGCGATATCCAATGATCTCACAGATTTTGCAATCATCATGCAGGGCACTAAATAATGACATGAACTTCCACCAATGCAAGAAATCAACTTCAAACAGATCAATCTTATAATCCTGCATAAACCCTGCATTGATATAATCAAAATCATATTCAAAGCTGATCACTTTTTTCTTTGTTTTTGTTTTTGATTGTTTATCTTCCTTACCACAGGAATAAAACCACAGCATTTTTTCCATAGCTTCTTCCAGATCATCCGGAACATTATCTTTGTAAAAGAGCTTTAGCGCATCATAATATTTTGCATTTTGAATCGCATCTTTTTCTTCAATATCGATCTCTTTCATCATCTCTGCTGCAAACTTCTTTTGATCATCTGTAACTTTTTTTCCAAAGATAATCCCTTCAACATTCATGATTGTTCTGAAATCAGCATCAATCTTATATGTTTCACTCCCGATATCTACTGACACCGGGAGTTCTCTTCTGATCATTCAGCTCCTAACAACTTAGACAGTTCATTGACTCTCTTTTCATGATCTGCTAACTGTGAATCTCTGATAGAATAAAGCTTCTTAACTGCTTTCGTTCTTTCTGTCAGATCATGTTTAGCAGTAAAGATTTTATCTGCAGAACCTTCTCCAAATACTGCATCAAAAAACCTACTCATGATTTCTGACTCGTTTGCAACGCCTTCTGGACCCATCATTCCATCTTTTACATTCTTTTCTTCGTACTCTCCAAGTTCCTTCCACATCTCTTTGCTTGCATCATTAAACTTCTTCATCATATCTGCATCCAGAAAATTAAATGCAAGCTTCTCTCCATTCCAAATAAACATATATCTTACTCCTTAATTCTAATTCCAATCTTCGCTTCGCTTTCGTTTACTCTGTCGCTGAATCCGGTGTAAATGTCTTTGTCTTTGTATCAAATTTACCCATAACAGGATCTCCTTTGTCGTGAAGTGTTCCCTCAACCTGTAATTCTCCGTCATTATCAGAGAAACTTGAAATTTCAGCAGCTACGGTAAACATACGTGCTTTGAATACTGTCCCAGTGGTATCTCCCTCTACTTTTTCATCCAGATCAACGCGAACAAATTCACGTTCTGCATCCGCTCCTGTTTTTCTCTCTTTACCAATGCTGACCAGATCTTTAATGACCTTTTCGCTTGGAATCTGATCGGCTGTAAATCCGTGTTCACCTTCATAACTTGTAATGCTTGATGTGGATGATTTATCATTGATATATTTTTTACTTGTTGTCTGTGCTCCTGGATCTTCATTTAACTCTGTAAAACCAGTTCCCATAAGTTCGAAGTTTTCTCCTACTTTTAAGTAAGAAGCTTCCTGATAACGCTGTTTTACTGTTTTACTTGCTGTTTCTGCCATTTTATATTCCTCCTAATTTTTGATAATAAATTAACTGACACTGAATCTGGTATTGTGCTTTTGTTGCATCTGCGTTAAACACGTAGCCATTTGTCAGTGCCTGTATTTTAATTGCTCTTTTTCCTTTATCCATTTCCGGAAGATCATTATTGATCGTACATCGTTCCAACCAGTCTGAGAAATCTTCGTAAAACTCCGCTACGTCAATATTCTCTGCGACGTCTGCCCCGAAGTACTCACGGCTTGCCAGGACAAAATTAAAACGGCGTTCTGTGTCGCCGTTAATATATCGCTTTTTAATTGGCTGTGATGTTACCGATGCTTCGATTGCATAACTTTTTGTATCTTCCGGAAGATGTTCCACGCCAACCAGATCATCAAAAGTAGATAAACCTGGATAGTCCTGGATAAATGCTCTCACACTTGCAATCACACTCATTCTGCTTTCCCTCCAATAAATTTCGCAACAGATCCTGTAATCTGATCGCCATTATCCGCCCAACACCTCTTGTCCCATTCTTTGCCACGGAGTCCACTACCTTTGTTCTCCCAGTATTGTCTCTGTGCATATGGTTGCACATAAACAATAGAATCTTCATTTTCTATCGCTGTATTTTTTAATGGTCCTTTTAAGTACGGAACATACGGATCTGCTTTTCTTCGGAACTCACCAGTAAAAAATCTTTGTGCTGGTCCACCAATCTGAAGACCTCTTGTCTTTAAGATCTGATCTGGCGAAAGTTCGACTTTTACTTGTGTTCCCATTTAAGCACCTCCGATTCTCCAATGCGGTAAACCTCCTCTCCGATTATCCGAAAACGATAATACTTTTCCTGTATACTGCTGCTTTAAAAACTCTGATTCTTTTTCAAAATCTTCTAACAATCCTTTTCCAAACAGATCCCCGTTGTTGATCGTCCAATACTTTTCTGCTTCTTCGGCAGATAATCCACGATACTTGTCCGCATCAATATATTCTTTCCCTTCTGTATCTGCAGATAATGGAATACGGATCTGATACAAATCGGCAGAACTAAGTCCCTGATCGGTAACAGTTGTCTGCTGCTTTGTGTAAAAATTAACACCTTTGATCTGAGTATTTAAATAAATCTTTCGTGCTGTCTTTTTATCAACTCCGTGACTGTTATAGATCGTGATGTCTGCATTTGTCATCATATGGCCCATACCCCCTGTACATGAGTCCCGTATGTGCAAGATAAGGATATGCTGCTTTTTGACAACGGTGCTCCACAGTGCCTGTTGTTTTGCTCTGACTCGTCACAAAACTTACACTGTATCCATCGTTGTTCTCACTTGCGATTTCCCTTCCTGCATCATCTTTTCTCATTCTGTCCTGATACATTACATCTGCCACTGCGCATGTGGCCAGACTCACTTCCTCTGGAATCTCTGTCATATCATCAACTCTGGCAAATGTAAGGAATTTCACAAAAATGCTTGCCTTTAAGATCATTCCAGGGAAAGCTTTCTCCGGTATGATCTCGCCATAAAATTTATTTTCGTAGAAATCCCTGTTTGCATATTCCACCATACCGGATCACCGCCTATCCTCTGGAAATGATTCTTGCAATTGGAATTGCTTTATGATCGATTACTTTCTTATCTTGACCAGTTTTTCCGTTGTTGACAAGTTCCCAGTTAGATCCATCTGCAAGTTCTGCGTCTGTTGGCGAATTTGTAGCCTGTTTTTTCTTTGTATAAGAAATTCCATATGGGGCAAATACTTTTCTCTGTCTCATAAACAATGTATCCTCCCCACCATTTTTCATTGGATTACGATACATTTCATATGGGACTTTTGCACCAATGTCTTCGTAATCAAATGCTCCATCTCCTAATGCGAAGGTTGTATATTTCGTATAAGCTTCCTGTGCCGCAACATAACCAGACTCTCCTTTTGTTCCGCTTTCTTCTACTGCAGCAACTTCTTCCGTTGGCATAGAGTCATCGATCAAAACTAAACGGCCATTCCATGTTGCAAGTGTTAACTGTCGTTCAATACCATTTGAATCAGTCTGAGTCATATATTTTAACAGCTTCAAATTTTCAAGATTTGTTGCAACTGCACTGTGCATGATCGCAATTGTGAATTTGGATTTATTATCCCCTGATGCTCTCTGTAAAGCTGTATTTAAAGTATCTGCCTGTACAACATTTTTAACATTCCCATCCTTATCTGTTGCAGTAACTTCTGTAATATCAGAAGTATGATTATCCACGAAAGTCTTGTTTTCTTTTCCTGTCATTGCAAAGATACCTTCCAGTTCTTTTACAATGGTCAACTGGTCAAGATCGGCTTTATAGTCATTCACCTGTGCTGCAACATTATCCATAAAGCTTACACCGCCTGTAATGTCTTCGGAAAAGTCTCGTTCTGTCCATCCTTTCATACGTCCAACTACAACAACACCTCTTTCGAATGTATCTGTGCTGTCCGATGTAAGATCGGTCTCGCCATCATAATTCTGTGCAGTTCCACCAATTAAACCATGCATCGGTAAAGTTGCATATGATGTTCCTGTCTGAGAACTGAACGTATTTTTAATATCCTGATTACCTTTTAAGGCTCTTGATTTGATCAGTTCGTTTCTTTTTAAATTTGGAATCCTCTCTGTATAAGCACCAAATGCCTGAGGATTAAATGATTTAGAATCAAATTTTGCTCCTGCCATTTTTTACTCCTTTATTTAAATCTCTGCTCCGGGATTCTGTTCCATATAGTCACAGAGTTCCGAATATGTCATTTCACTTGGTTTCTTTCCACCAATACCGCCGGAACCACCATTTGTTCCTTTAACGATCGTTGGTGCAGGTTCATCACTTTCGAACAAAAAGCCGTTTTCTTCCTTGATCTGTGACAGCTGTTCGTCTAAACCGATAATTTTTCCATCGTTTAGTTTCAGTCCGTCCATATCAAGTAACGCTTTGACCGCTTTGCTGTTTCTAGCTTTCGCTCCTGTCAATGCTGCAGATAACGCATAATCAAATTTCATTTCTGAGATCTGTGCATCTGCATCACTCTTTGCTTTCTCAGCTTTCGTTTTCCAGTCATCTGCTGCCTGCTTGATGCCGTCAATATCCATATCTTTAAACTTCTGAATCTCTGCATTTGCATCGTTTACCTGAGTTTCAAGACTTTCTGCTTTCAGCTTATAGCCGTCTCGCTCCTGAGTGATCTTCTCTGCTTTCTTCTGTTCTGCTGCGATATCCTTTCCGTTTTCAGCCATGATCTTATCAATCACTTCCTGGGAAAGATTTAAACCTTTTAAAAAATCTGTTTTCATGTTACTATGCTCCTTTCGTATTAGGTTGTTTTAGGCGTGTAACCGACCGCCACGAACCGACTGTTTAAGGTCTGATCAGCTGACCAATGTTATTTCTTTGCATAAAAATAACACCCAGATCTCTCTGCGTGTCCTCTGCAGCTTAACCCTGCTGCGGGGAGATATTTGGATCACCGTCCTTTCTATTCTGTTGACTTCATGTTTCGCTGCTCCTTTCTTAAAATTTCGTATAAAAATACCACCTGACATTGATCAGATGGCGTTTAATCTAAATTAAGTTTTTCTTTACATGCATCACAATAAAATGATTTTGTTGTTTTTGGATTTCCAACTGGTACTAACTTTCCTTTTTTGCATAATGGACAAGTTGCTTCTTGCCCTTGTCTTACTTTTTTAATTGCTTCATCAACTTCATCCCAAAATCTCATAAATAATCACCTCCACGGTAATTCTGGATACAATTCTTTTATTTCTTTAATTATTTTTGTTTTTCTGTTACTCCATACAGCTTTCTGTGCAACACTACGACCAAATCCAACGATATCTCCTGCTTTGTTCTTCACCGCATGGATCTGAACTCTGGCAGATTCACATCTTCTTCCTGTTTCTTTGCAGAAAACTTTCAATACTGCTTTCTGTTTCTTTAATCTTACAGATTCTTCATTGAACCGATTCTGTAAAGTATTTTTTAAGATATCATCTTTCGCTTCACTAATCGCTGAATTATATCCAGCAAGTTTCCTCTTTGTCTCTCTGATCTGTCGTTCATGACCTCTCTGCATCTGACTCGCTTCATACTCTGTAAATTGCTTTCCGTTGTATTCTACGTTCTTTGCAGAGTAATCATCTAGTATCTCTTGCGTATATGCTGGTGTCGATATTCCTGGGAAGAATGCGTGGAAGTTATGGCGGCAATTCCAACTACATAAACCTGGTCCTGTACCATATACTGTTGCTTCATAGAAGTTTTCATACTTTGGATCAGTCCCAGATAAACAAAAGACCCTCCCTTGCCATACGGCATGTTCCGGTCTTGCTCCTTCATGTGCAGTTGTTTCAACATAATCACAATTCTGATCTTTTGCGTATTGCAAGTTCATTTCTGCTGCAG